GGAAGATAGCTACAAGAAACTCTTAGATCAATACCCGTTTATCAGCTATATAACCTATGGCGGTAATGATTATATCGGTATCATCCAAAATTCAGACGAGATTATAACTACTATCTATGATTATGCGGCTCTGCGCACTCTGGCACAGAAGACAGCATACTTAGAACTGGCGGATCAATGGTGGTGGGAAAGCAATAGACTAGTGCCTATTAACGTATTTTTAAAGCAGGATTGGGTAGAGTTTAGAGTTTGTTTAAAGACATTTAACAGCAAGGACGTAGAAATCAAACACGGTCCTTACATCAGCCTTAAAGAAATATCACAGAAACGTAGTAAGCGTCGTAGTATTACATTAATTCGCAAAGTAAGTTAAGATTTACCACAACCAATTGAGCATAGGCGATCGCATGTGCTTTCTTAAAACTATATTCACCTTCGACCTTATCCCAGACAGTAGCACTAACATCTCGCCACGTACGACCTATTAGGTGTCGTTTGCCTGGACGTATCACTGCTAGAAACATAGCTAGTCGTGGAATAGTATCCACAGGCTCAGGCATTTTAAGCAAGGTATCATAATGATTGTTGATGTGAATTAACTGCGCACATATTGCGAGATCATATAATTTAGTCCAATCAGGCTCCTGCATGAGTTTAACCAGATGTTCTTCACTTTTAACCTGTTTATAAACATGGACATTTAACAAGTCTAGTTTCATGTAGCCACGAGCTTCTGCATCATTATAATCTAAACTAGCTGATCCTACAAAAGGATCTACAGGTATATCTGTAGCATACACACCCGTGTTGTGTTTAACTAGTTTACCATCACGTATGATGCTAGCCGGTGTGACGTTTAACAAGTCCAACACCTGTTGTCGATCGGCAAAGTCTATGTCAATGTCTGACTGGAATTTCACATTAACTCCGGTGGCAAGAAGTCCGGTGGTGGGGTACCTGGTGCGATACCTATAGGTTCCTGACTTTGAGCACGTAACCCATTTTCAATTCTATCTAACTGCTCCCTAACTTTTAAAATATCGTGATTGATTAATATAACATCTGCACGTAATAATACAAGTTCGGCTTTGAGTTTTTCAAGTAATTCTTGCATTATAATCCTGCCTCCTTTAATATCTGTTTTACCCATTCAGTGTCTGCTACATAGTCTTGGAATTTTCTTTGCCAATATTCTGGATCTATCCAAGGAAGAATAAGACCAATTTGATCATCGTTAAGAGCATCAAGAAAGTCAACACCGGTATCGCAATTAAACACAATCCAAGGGCTAACCCTACCGTTAGCAATATGATGGCATACACGATTAGGACTGCCAAACCTAAAATAATCACTAAATCCATTCTTAAACTCTCCATGCTCGTCTGCATAATCCTGCATCTCCTTTAGGGCACGTTCAAGGGCATCTTGAACTGCTTCCTTACGCATATACCCTCGTAGGTATTCTAAGTATACTTTCTCGTGGCACCAATGATCAAGTTTTTTATTTTCTTTTATAACCCAATCTATAAACATTTTTGGATTAACAGCACGGATACCAACCATGTGACGTCCAAACTTGACAAAGGCACGATAATAAGGACTAGCAACAAAGTCCGTGTATGACTTCATCTTTGCTGAGCCCTGTGTTAATTCATAGAAGCGTAGATATGCCTGGAGTCCAAACTGTACGCCAGTTTCTTTTTCTTCCTGCCAACGTCTTTTTTCTTCGCAAAGATGCGCGGCAAGGGTTGATTCCTTGCGGAACTCTTTACTACAATAGCGACACTTATAGCTCGGCTTTAATTGATTTGTCATCAAGTCCGAGGTTTCGTGCCATGTCTGCAATATCTCGTTTATCATTGATTTTTGCCAATAGGTCTATTTCATCAGATTTCATCGTAGGATATAACTTAGCCAAGAACTTTTGACTTTTGTTATCTCCCTCTTTCTTTTTACCTTTTAACCAATAGTGGAATTGATTACCCATTTGCGGGCTCACTGTAGTACAGGTTAACCACTGTAGTTTGGTATGTTTAGATCCTAAGTCAAAGAAGTGTTTGTTAACACGTTCATTAGTAGCCATCAGATAGTAGGCCTGCATGTCTGCATTGCCACCAACATTAGCACCATACTTGAGCATTAGATAAGTTGAAAAACTTTTACGTTGTTCATCGGTAAACTTGTCATAGTAACTACGATCTTTACGATCAAATGCGGCCATTTCGTTACCAATATATAGTGGATCTGTATTGCTCACTATCGACCTTTACGTAAATAGTTCAAAATTTGTGCTACACTTTGCTGTAAGTCAGCATATTTGTTTTTTAAAGTTTCCATTTCTTCTGCTTGCCTGCGCACATGATCTTCTAGCTGTGAAAATGCCTGTTGTCCTTCACGAATAGTTTTATCATGCGACATTAAATTTGGGCGCGGTGGGGCGTTTGGATCTACTGCACGTTTCTTTTTTTGTTTAAATTGGTTTGGGTTAAATGCCATCTTTATATTCCTCCGAGAGCTTATATATAATTATACATTCTTCTACCGAACGTTGTAAAGCAGTATTTCGATTTCTGTGCTTGTATATGTCTACCCACATGCGCTGTTCAATCAATTCTTTGGCTTCCCAACTTTGCCCAATCATTACTCGTTCTGTAGTACCTTCTAAGCGGGCATAGGTAGTTAGCCCACCATCTGGACTTTCGTAGATATATGTTCCACCTGGCACTAGCTTACCCATTCCAATGCCTTACAATACCTGCTATGATAAACAGGTTGGTAACGATATATAATGCTACTATTGCTGTCCTAACTGCGGCTACCACGTCTGCTTCACTGTCCGTGATGCCTTCTTTTTGCCCGAGAGCCTTAGCCCAAAGTCTCCACATCGTTAATACCTTTCTTACCATATTTTTCCGTAGTCCACAACTTCGCTTTGTCGTGAAATATCTTTAACAAAATAAGCACACAATGGATGCTCACCATCATTGATCGGCACTGCCAACATCTGTCCAGGACGTAGTTTTGGAAAATACCATTTGACGTCTTGATAGATGTCTACTATCTCAATTTGATGGAACTCTGGTTTAAAGCTGTCTAAGGGATTAAAACAGAACACACTAAATCCACGATCATTAATGCTAGTCAATGGTATAACTTCTAGGTCACCAAAATCTGGTTCACCGATCAACACTTGCCAATCCACAGGCATCTTAACTAGGTTATTGCCAATGCGTAATACTAATGCTGGGCTATTAAAACTTTCTAAAAAGATTAATGGAATAAAGAAGTAGTCTGGGTTCTTTGGATCGCTATTATCTAATATAGCAAATCTAAGATCCTCGACTTCATCTGGAATCTCATTCATCTCATATGCTTGGTTTTCTAATGTTAATATGTACATTTTTATCCTTTTAAATTTCGTGCTAACATAACTGCTGATTCATCTTTTTCTATAATGTTGTATCCGTTTAACTGCAAGAACGGAACAACAGCACCACACTTACCTACCCAGCAATTATTCCAAGTATAAGTGTCATCACAAATTACTATACTAGACGGATCCATAAGTGTTAATAGAGCCGACATCTGTGCAAGATGTTCAAGTTGACTGTTAAAATTAGTCATGTTGAATCCCTTGTTAGCATATTCTTGTTGTTGTTCAATGATTAAATGATGCCATTGCGGATCACCATAGTCATAATCAAAATTATCTAAATAAAGACATGAGATTGTTAAATTATGTGTTGGAAAAACTTCTTGTGCCCATTGACTACCCTGAGCACAAACACAATCTATATTATCCAATCTAGGATCATCGGGGTATCTATAATGTAATTTTCTCAATAATTGTTGTTCAATGTCCACGGTGATTAATCGTAATCCTAATGTTTTAGCCATACCTGCTAAAGGTAGAGTACTACCGTTGCCTTTATCGCTGCCTATTTCAACAAACACACTGCTAGATGTTGTTTTGAGTCGATCTAAATATGATTCTGCTTGTTTGTATAAATGTCCCATTATTGCCAATCTGTCTTTTCAACGATAAATGGATAGTTTGCTTCTTTGTAAAACTGTTTACGCTTGGTTAAATGCCGCTTGGCAAACTTACATGTACTGGTTATGTCCCAGATCTGTACGAAGTCCTTGTCTTCCGCTTTACGGATACCGCGCCCGATACTTTGGATGACCCTGACAAAACTCTTGCCAGGCTCAATAAGCACAAGGTTAAAAACACGAGGAATGTTGATGCCAACAGCAGCAACACCGTAAGTGGCAACAATAACCTTGTCATCCATGGTCGCAATGTCGTCATATTGTTCTTTTCTATCATCTGCTTTGGTGCCTCCTGACACGAATACAGCATCTTTAATCTTTTCTATTAGAGCACGTCCTGGAGCAATACGATCTACTAGGACTAGTGTATTGCCTGACTTACGTATTGACTCTACCAGCTTGGCGATATAGTTTAATCTTTCTTCTGTCTCTAATAGATATCTCAATTCACTTTGATAATCTTTATACTCTACATGATCAACTAACTGTAGGACGTTTACATGACAGTTAGCAAGTACGCCCTGCTCTTGTAATTCACTGGCACTTAACCGGCCAATAACGTCACCTATTGAACACTTTAGGCTGACAAATTCGTAATCTTCTTTAGGTATTGTGCCAGTTAATCCCCATCTGATAGGTACGTGTGCCATTACCCCAGTCAACAATGTTTTAAGCGCATCTGCCTTGGCCATGTGTACTTCATCAACCATGACACAGACCACATCCTGTAGGAACTCACCGATAGTGATATCCACTTCGTGGTTACGTGATCCTTTTAATAGGATGTTCAAACTCTGCCAAGTGCAGATAGTATGTGTCTTACCGAACTCTTTACGGTCTCCAAAGTAGACTCCAACATCTAATCCCATGTTTATATAGTCTGCTTCTGTTTGTGTGACCAAACTCTTATTTGGAACGATTACTATAGTTCTACCATGTGGCTCACAACAATAACTCAATGCGGCCGTGATTAAAGTCTTACCTGCACCTGTGGCAATTTCTTGTAGGCATTGTGGATTCTCAAGAAACTTGTTAATAATCTCAACTTGATAATCACGTAGGACGATTGGCTGACCTGCCATAGGATGTTTAGCCGGCCAGTTAATATGTTTGAATGTATCTTCGGTCACTTCTTCAAAGTCATACTGTGTTTTGTAATCACGTAGGTCTTCTAGCTCTAGATGATAACCTTGACTGTCTAGATAAGGAATGATCTCTGGTAATAGATTAACATAGGTACTACCACCCATTTGGAAGAATGCTATCTTACCATCCCAACGTCCCAGACGGACTGCGGGTAGGTAACGTGCACCAGGTATCTCATACTTGAACATATTAGATAGTTCTTTGCGTTCATGTAGATCTAATCCTTCAATCTTTACATTAACTTCATCTTTGATTATTAATCTAGCTAGCGCCATTAGTCGTATTCTCTTATTTGTGTTGCACCATAGTAGATGATCTTTTCTGCTCTACGAGTCCAGTCCATCTTACGTCCGCCAAACATCATTTCAAATGTTGTGACCATCAACGGCACAGGAAAGTCCCAGGTTGAAGGTATCTTTCCAGCATATACTACTTTAACACGATACGGATCATAATCGCTAGTCTTTGTTTTACCATTTCTATCAAAGCGTACGACCTCTTCTTCTTCAAAACGTGTTAGATCTATTTCAAACAAGGTAGGATTATAAATGCAGACGGGATAACGATCTGTTATTTCAGCATAGTCAAATATCATATTCAAGTGTGTGGGACTTGGGGGTAAATGTATGCTGTGCTTACTACCAATGGCTACCAGTGCTGTAGGATAATGTTCCATGCAGTAGTTTTTAATATCATCGTCTATGTCGTAGCCGCATAGGCCAGCAAGGTCAATTAACTTGACTAGATTATCTCGACCAAACCCACCACGAGCTTCAATATACTCAATTAAACTTGTTGAGGCATTAGTTATTTTATAACCCTTCTTATCTTGGACTAGTTTGATCTCAAAAGGTTGCAGTTCACACTCGAGTATTTGTGCAAATAATTCCTGCACACGATGATCGATTTCAAATCCGTAGCCATTGGCCCATGGTATGATCCAGTTGACATTGTATTCTGTGATGGCCAAGTTCCATAATTTTTTATCACGATCATACCAAGCTCGTCCTTGGCTAGCTTCCCTAAAGTTTTGTAGCTCTTTGATCAAGTCGTTGTCATAGGGGAACTTGACTACTATGCAGTCACTATCTAACCAAACAGCCTTGGTACGATCCATCTTACGTGGTGCCAGTCTGAACACAGGATTCTCTGCTGGACTAACATCTATACCCATCTTAGCGAACTGTCTACGGTACTTTAATACCAGTTTAACAGCTAGTTCTGCTTGCTTATCAGT